GACAGGCACCCTCATTGGCGCTGGCGTCAACATGATGAGCGACGTACGGGCGAAGGAGAATATCCAGCCGGTCAGCGCTGGCGACATCATGAGCCGGCTGAAGGCGCTCGAGAGCACCGCGGCGCCGTCGTCGATGGGCGCGCCGGCGGTTGACATGCGGCCGGCCAGCTCGACGTCCTGGAACTACAAGAACCAGTCTAACGGCCCAGCGGCTTCGTACGTGAGCCCGATGGCTCAGGAGCTCGAGCAGACGCCAGCCGCTGGCGCAGTCTCTACTGGCCCCGATGGGATGAAGTCGGTCGACCCTGGCCGGCTGACCATGGTGAACACATCGGCCATCGGCGAGCAGCAGCGCAGGCTAGACGCTCTTGAGGCAATGGTTGCCGACAAGGCCGGCGCCGACTTCGAACCGAAGGGCGCGCAGACGAACGGGCAGCGGGTCATTCGCAAGATCGAAGCTGTCACCGGCGACCGGATGGACGCCGCCGCAAAGCGGCGCATGTCCACGTTCGGCGGCATTGGGTCGATCAAACCAGAGGACGAAGAGTACATCCGGCAGTCGTCGCCTAAGCGTACGGCGAGAAGGGCGGCCCCCTAATGCCTCTGGTCAGATTCGACCAGGACCCCGAGCTGCAGCCTGGCGCTGGGCTATTCCACGCCGACGACGGCAGCTCGTTCTTCGCGCACGACCCGGAGATGGCCGCGCAGTTGTCTCCTCAGCCCGACGAGCGCTTGGCACGTAACTCGGCCGGCGCCGACATCGACGCACTCTCGCGCGAGCTCGCTGGCGGCCAGATGCAGCCAGTCGCTCCGCCCACGGCTACGGACGCGGCGCCGGCTGGCTCTGACGCTGGCAGGATTCAGCAGGCGCTCTACCGGTCTGAGGCAGCGCCTCCGCCGCAGGCCGCGCCGCCTGAGCCGCAGAGCCCAGCGCTTGGCCAGGCTGAGCAGCTTCAGAGCAACATCGACGCTTATGCCATGCGGCCGGTGTACGAAGCGCCGCGCAAGGGCGGCGTACTGCCGACGACGCAGCAAGAGACGCGCGAGACGAGCGGCATGCCGTACAGCGAGGCCGATGCTGCAGTCAGGGCCGACGCAAGCATCAATAAGAATATGGCCTATTCTGGCCAGCAGAACGCGCAGGCGGCGCGCGCTGCCGGCGATGCGGCTGCCTACCAGGCCGCGCTACCGGAGCTTCAGGAGCAGGCGCGCATCGCGCAGATGAAGCGCGATATGCAGGACCGCCAGTATCGGCGAGACCGCGATGACCTGGAGAAGGCCATCGAGGAGTCAGACAAGTCGTCCAAGTCGTTCAACGCCAACCGCTGGTTCGAAGAGCGCGGCGCCGTTGGGCAGATTGGCGCTGCCATCGCTCAGGCGTTCGGCGCTGGCGCGGCGACGCTGTCGGGCGGGCCGAACATGGTCCTCAACCAGATCAACGGCTACATCGACCGCGATATCGCCAATCAACGCCAGCAGATAGAGGCAGGCAAAGAGAACGCCAACAGCGCGTTGGCGAGGCTCAATAGGCAATTCGGCAATCTCGACCAGGCGGAGGCAGCCCTGCGCATTGCCCAGCAGAAGAAGGTCGAGACGATGGCATCCGCCTACGCGGCGTCGACCAAGAACGAGGACATTCAGAAGGCTCTCGACGTGTGGCTGGCAGAAGGCAACGAGAAGCGCGTCGCTACGGAGCAGCAGTTCATGAACGCTGCCTACGGTAAAACCAGCGTGACCACGGCGGCGAAGGTTGTGACGCCGACTGCTGGCGGCATGCGCGCGCCGAACGAGGCCGAAGTCCAGAAGCGGTACGACACCCTCGGCAAGCGCGGCAACGTCGTCGGCGGCACGTACGAGAACGAGATTAAGCGTCAGAAGGCCGAGGGCATGGACCCGGAGAAGGCCGAGAAGGCACGCGGACTCGTAATCGAGGACCTCCAAGGCAATCAGGTTACTGCGCGGTCCGAGCCCGAGGCGACGAAGATCCGCGAGATGAAGTCGCTGCACACGAACGCCTCTGGCGCTCTTGGCAATCTGAAGGGCCTGGCCAAGAGCGGCAGCTCGCTCAGCCCAGACGACCTGCGCTCCGTTGACCTCAACATCGAGGCCGTCGTCAACGGCGCCAACACGATCGCAGGACAGAACGCCGTCAAGGGCGAAGACATGGACCGTTACAAGAAGGCCCTCAAGAACGCCGTCGGCTCGATGCCGGCAGAGAAGGCGCTTAACGAGCTTCAGGGCATTCTGGACAGGTCCTACCAGGCGCGCGTTGACGCTCAGCGCGGGTCGGCGGTCAAGGAAGCCCAGACGGATAAAGGCTCGCAGGTCAAGTACACGGGCAAGGCAGCGAAGAATCCGACGGCCGCGGGCCAGTTTCGGCAGGTGGGCAAGTGACGCAGCCGCTCTTCTTCCGCGACGAGGCCGGCAAGGTCTTCGAAGTCCCCGCCGACCAGCTCGAGACGGCGCACAGAGCCGGCCTGGTGCCGGCGGCGCAGAAGGACGTTGACGCGGCTCTGAAGCGCGAGGCCGCGGGCGGAGCGGCTGGGCAGGCTCGAGCCTTCTCAGAAGGCTTTGCTAGCGGCACTGTTGACGCTGCCACTGCAATCCCGCGCGCAGCTAGCGCCATCGGCGCGCACGTGGCTGGCGTTGCCGACCCGCTCGCCGACATGACCGGGCGCGGCGCACTCGAGACTATCGCCTACGAGGCCGGCGGAGGTGGCCTGGCGGGCGCTGGGACGGCTCAGCGGTTCGCGGAAGGCTCACGGCTGGCAGCCGAAGAGAACGCCGGTAGCGCCATGGCTGGGACCATTGGCGGCCAGATTCTCGGCGCTGAGATTGGCGGCCTTGGAGCGCTGGCGCGCGGCGCTGGCGGCATGGCAACGAAGGCGCTCGGCGCTGGGCGCGCGGCGCGCGTGGCAGGCGCAGGCGTGGCCGGCGGCCTGGAGGGCGCTCCGCTCAACATCGTCGCGGCGCAGGACGAAGCCTACATTGAGAACCGCAAGCTTACAGGCGAGATGGCCGTTTCAGCTGGGCTGCACGGCCTCCTCATAGGTGGCGGCATCGGCGCTGGCGTACGCGGCATCGGCGAGGCCATCGGGGCCGGCGCTGGCCGTGTGGCCAAGCGCTTCGAGAAGCCAGCCACTGGAGACGACGCGGTCAAGGTGGCTGAGCAGAAGTTTGGCGAGGCAGCGCCAGGGCTGCGCGAAGGCTACGCAAGGCTCTCAGGAGCGGTCAGCGGCAAGGACCCTGAAGCTATCCGGGCGCTGGTCGCCGGAGGCAAGGAAGGGGCAGCAGCGCGCCGCATTGCCGTGTTTGAGGGCGATGCCATCCGCGAAGCCGCCAAGCGTGAGTTCGTCGGCCACGTTGACGAGATGTCTGGCGCCACGCGCAATCTAACCGAAGAGTGGCGAGGCCCGCTGAAGCCGGCGAATGTCAACAAGGTAATCGCCAAGGGAGATGAGGCGTTCGTCGCTCAATCCAACGAGGCAATCAATCAACTGCACGGTATCAGGTCGAACCTGACAGAGATGTCGAACGAGTCGGCCGCATTCACGCTCGCTGAGCGTCGCCAGATGAGAAAGCTAGCCGACTTCGCCGGCGTGGCTGAAACGAAGGCGGCCAAGGCCATTGAAGCCGGCGACGGCGTAGGCCTCTTCGGCGTCATGGACAACTACAAGCGCGGCATCGGCACGGTAGTCAAGGGCGGCGGGCCAGCCCTAGGCGTCGAGATGAAGGGCATGTATGAGGGCCTGCGGCAGTCTCTAGAGAACGAGGCTGTCTGGGGCGGCGCTGGCGCGATGCAGCGCGAGGTGAATGCGCCGTTCGCAAAGTGGCTCAAGTCCAACGAGGCATTCGAGCAGCGTTTTATGACGAAGACTGGCGAGGTCGACCCGCTCGACCCGTGGCGTACGAAGATGGGCGCCGACCCAGCTAAGAGCCACACCTACATTGAGGGGCTCACGTCGGCGAAGAACGACCTTGACCATCAGCTCGTCAAGCAACACATCGCCAATACCAAGGAGCTTGCCTCCTCTCTGGCCAAGGCCGGCGAGCTTACGCCGGAGAAGGCAGCCGAGCTCGCCAAGGTCGTCAAGGCGACCGAGGGATTCGAGACCACGGTAGCGAAGGCAGAGAAGTCGCTCGTTGCGTCCAACCAGCTTCGCGCGCTCGATAAGCTTGACACTGGGAGCGCTGGCCATCTGCTAGGCGCCGCTGGCGGAGCAGTGTTAGGCGGCGCCTTTGCCGACGACTCGCGAGGCACCGGCGCTGGCGTCGGAGCGCTCATCGGCGCTGTAGCAGGCGGCCTACGCAGCCCTGGTCTTATGGTGCGGCGTATGGCGATGATTGAGCGCTACGCGGAGAAGGCAGGCGTCTCCATCGACGGCTCGCTCAACAAGGTGTTCGCCGGCATCGAGGGCGCTGGCAGCAAGTTCAAGCAGGCCGCCACGGCTACGCGCAACGCAGTGACGCCTACGGCGCTCGAGCTGTTCCAGGGCAGCCACGCTACGCCAGAGCTGGCCTACAAGGCACGCGCGAAGGAAGTGCTGGACGCCGACGCAAACTACGGCCAGCGCATTCGCGACAACGCGGCGCACGTCTTCGGCAACTCGTTCGACGCCGACCCGCACGCCGTTGGCGCGGCTGTCGTGGCGACGACGAAGGCCATCCGCCTGCTCGCCGAGAAGATGCCAGGCGGGCTGGTTCAGACGCAGAGCCTGACGCCAATGTCGGCAAAGACGTCGCCGAGCCGCATCGACATTCAGCAGTACGCCATGCTGCACACGGCCGTTACGCAGCCGCTCGCTGTCATCGCTGACATCTCCAAGGGCACCGTCACGCGCGACCAGATTGACGCCATTGCCGAGGTGCATCCTGCGCTCATTCAGCATGTGCGCATGTCCGTGCTCGAGCGTCTGCAGAAGCTCGACCAGAAGGGCATCGAGGTGCCGCTGCGCCAGCGCATCATCCTGGACTCGCTGCTTGACCTTGACGGCGCTGGCGAGCTGGCGCTGTCGAGCGACTTCGCCGAGAAGTACGCGGCGTCGATGAGCGATACGGCGGCGGCGCAGGCAGAAGCTCAGGCACCGCGGCCACGCCCGGGGCCATCGAAGATTGGCGAGCGGCTTAAAACGCCCACTGACGAGATGATTGGAGGAGTGTGATGAACGGAGCGGTTGAGGAATTGTTCATGCCGGTTGGGGCCATTACTGGCCGGTGTTTCGCGGTGCCAGTCACGTCGACCAGCGTGCACATCGACCTGACGGCGGCCAACTACGCGGCGCTGCTGTCGTTCATCAACAACAATGCCTGCATTGTTGAAGTGACCGGCGACGACGACGTGTTCTACCGCTGGTCGGCGGCAACGAGCGGAGAGACGGTTGACCAGACTGTCACTGGCGCATCTGGCACCCAGGCGAACATTACGCCTCGCCTGTTTGCTGGAGAGCGCAAGGTCGAGCGCCCTGGGCTCGCCATCGCCAAGGGCCAGACGGTGCAGGGCATCGTGGTCAAGAGCGTTGTCGCTGCGACCATCCTGCGCATCACCATCTGTTCGAAGACGCGCGTCGAGCGCATGTGGCTCGGATGAACTATTACCGCGGCAGGCCACATGGAAGCATGCGCTCGTCTCGCGAGCGCGGCGACCCACGCAAGTACTCGACCGCGCTATGGCTGCGACGAGGCTACGGCAACACGCTCGTAGTAGCTGCCGTGTCGGCGCGCGCCGACCAGAGCGGAAACGGCAACAACGCCACTGCGGCAGCGGCGGGCAATCGGCCGACGGCATCGGGCGCGCCTGTGACAATCGTATTCGACGGTTCAGACGACGCGCTGGAGATGGACGCCGTTGTGGCTGGCGGCGCGTTTACAGCAGCCATGACATACAAACTGACAACTACGCCGACGGCTGGTGAGTTTTTTTCCCCGTTGTCGTTCTGCATGTCGGCAACCAAGACGTTCTTTGAACTTCTCATTGTCAATGACGCAGGCTATCTGCCGGTATCTTTGGGCGCCAAGGTGGGGCCAATAAACTCTGTCGGGTTCTCGCCAACGCACGACACTGCTGCTCACAGATTGGTTGTGTCATACGACGACGGCAATCCTAGCCTAGTCGGATCGTACGCGATCATATACGACGGCACGTCTCAAACAGTGGTGCAGAGCGGGGCGCTTAATAGGTCAACGGACGACATAGGTAGCGTCGGTGCGCGTGTTACCGCCGCGCACGCCACTAGCTTTCCGCTAGACGGGGCCATGGACGAGGTCGTCGTGATTGGTGGAGTAATCTCCCAGAGCAGACTATCTAGGCTCGATGGCTACATGAAAGCAGTACTGTAATGGCTGGCGTTCAACTATATCAGCCAGGCGGCGCAGGCACGCTAAACGCGGCCGGCGCGCAGCATCCGGCGCCTGTAGACATAGAAGTTGGCCTGCTCTGCCAGCTGTCGCTAGTAGGCGCGTCGACGACGACCTATCGGTGGACGCTAACGAAGCCAGGCGGCTCGTCGTCTGTCCTGTCGAGCACGACGAGCTCAGGGCCGTCCTTCCTGCCTGACGTCGAAGGCGGCTCCTATAGCATTCACCTTTTCGACATCAATGAGAACGAGTACATCCTCGACATCGTCACGCCTACCAGTGGTGGCGGTGGCGGTGGCGGTGGCGGAGGCTCGATAGGGTCAACATACGCCAGCTATGCGGCCGTGCGCGCGGTGGCTGCAATCTCTGCGCCGGCGGCCAGCGCCATCATGGTCGCGTGCCGAGAGACGGACAACGACGGCGCAGGCGGCATCTTCGCCTATGACGCAGCAGACACTACGTCGGCGGACAACGACGGCACCATTCTCGTCGGCAATGCTGGCGAGCGGTACAAACGAATTTTCTCAGGCTCTCTCGACATTCGTTGGTTCGGCGGCAAGGCCGACGCTTTAGGTTCCGGCGGAACGGACAACACAGCGGCGTTAGCGGCGGCGCTGGCGGTCGGCAAGTCAATCTACTTCCCAAGTGGCAGTGGCCTAGCGTACAGATTCGCTGACACTATCGACCTAACAAACGTTGTCGAGCTATTCGGAGATGGGTCAAGCAATTCGTCGTACCTGACGATGTCGGCGCTTATATTCCCCAAGGGGTCGTGCGGCATCTTCGTCCACAGAGACCTGTGCAGCGGCTCTTACATTCACGACCTGTTTCTAGACGGAACAGGCAATTGGGTTGCGCCGCCTGGCAGTTTTCTAAAGCGTTGGGCCAAGTGGGCGCCGAGCACAGTCTACGCCGTCGGAGACATCGTCATACCTCCGCAGTGGACGCTGCCTGGCTACGCTCTACGCTGCACTGACCCTGGCACGAGCGCCGCTACAGAGCCGGCCGACTGGAACGACTGGGCCAACTTCCCAGAAGACTTCGTGGGGCACGCCGGCCCATGGACAGACGGCGGAGTGGTGTGGGAATTGCTGACAGATGCACACGGCATTCGCCTAGAAACGACGCTAGTAAAGCTGCACAGGCTCTACATTCGAGGATTCTCGAATAACGGAATCAATGCCGTCTGCGAGGATGCCGGCGGGTCTAACGCCAATCTGTCAGACATCGACGATGTCATGATTGAATACAACGGCGGCCATGGTGTGTCATTCGCCGGCACCGATTCGAACGCCAGTTCATTCAAGAAGCTTACTGTTGATTTCAACGGTCAATTCGGCGTGCTAGACCGCTCGTTTTTGCAGAACGGTCACTTCGGTCACCACACCGTAGGCAACGAAGGCGGCATGCCATACTGGATCAACGGTTCCGCAGAGTCGTTGTATTCTGAAGGCGGCGATGGGGCCGGGTACTTCTACGGCAACGGCCTTAAAGGCGGCTTCGTCTCGGACGGCACAATCGACACCTATAGAACTCCGTGGACGGCTGGCGAGGCAGTGAGCGCTGGCCTCACCTATAGGGCGCCTACGGTGCGCAACGGCTACTACTACATCTGTCAGACGAGCGGCACGACGCACGCTACCACAGAACCGACGTGGCCAAAGGGCGCCGGGCGTACCGTAACAGACAACGGCGCTGTGTGGCGGTGCTTTGGAATACACCCTCCGTTCCGTGAGCGGCCCAGCATTAAGCAGGGCGCCGTGATGCAGAATACGGAGGTGCGAAACTCGCTCAACTCGCACCGCGTAATGCTCGGCCTCGGCCTGCCTCCGGCGTCTGAGGTTGGGTACAACGGTCTACTGACATTTCAATCCTTTACAAATGGCGACATAGCCCGCGATGTCTATGCGCTGTCATATGACGACACAGATTCGTGGTATATAAAGCAGGGATATACCGATGCCATAATGGGTTGGTACGGTGTAGGGGTTGCAAACACGCGCGGCCTACACCCACAATTCACTTATTTCCCCTACGGCGTAACAATCGGCCGTTACATTGGCGGAAACAACTCAATCGGAACAGGCGCGGGAGACTTCGGCGCACGGTTTACGGCCGGCAACGCACTGCCTACGGACGGTCTGTGGTTCAAGGGACATGTCCATTGGCATGCGGACGCCGCGGCGGGCGAGCCCACATTTTGGCAATGTGTGCAAGCTGGTGGGTGGAGCAATGCAACTAGATCGAATAACGCGCCAGTTGCCAGATTGCTATCAGGCATTCGAACGCTAATCGAGCCGACGGCTGGACACGTCTGGGAGTGTACGGTAGGCGGCACAACGAGCGGCACGCCGCCAGCATTCGTCGCTGGCAACGACTACGTAGAGACAGGCGGAGTCACGTGGACCTACCGCGGCGTAGAGCCGCCGCTGTTCGAAGCCGTTTACACGTCCTTCCGCGGCTCAGGTTCGCCGGAGAGCTCCGTGTCAGCACTCGTTGGGCAAACGTACGAGCGCTCCAACGGCGACGCTTACAGCTCCATATACGTCAAAACTGCAGGCTCTGGAAACACAGGCTGGAAGCCGTTGGCGACAGAGCCCGACGGCACCATTCATACAGTTGCGCAGCGCAATAACCCTTCGTTCTTCACCAGCACCGCATGGACGCTCGACGAGTACGGCCGCGTGACATGCACGTCTACGGCTGGAGACTCGGCCATCTTCACGCTTGAGTTGCCGAATGGCGCGCTGTTGACATCGGTAGTGGTGTGGGCGCACGGCGGAGGCAATGCGGCTCTGCCTGCCGTCATGCCTAAGTTTACCGTGCGAACGCTCACGATCGACGACAACAGCACGGTGTCAGAGAGCGCGGCCACGGACGGCTCTGCGAACGTTACCGTGTACAACGCCATGCATTCAATAACGAAGTCTGGCTTAAGCATAGACGTCAACAACACGAACAAGCGGTACACGGTTCAGTTCGAATCTGAGAGCGGCGCCAACGCGACAGCCGGGTACACCATCACGGCCGTAGTATGCGGTATCACTCTAACCGTCATCGACAAGCAAGCATCATAGGGGGGAACCATGACCGAGAGCACGATCACTCAAACGTATCTCATTCAACTAAAGACGGCGACGGCGGACAACGTGCCGGCGCCAGGCAACGGTCCTATCCTGTTCGCCGACAGCGCAGACAGGCCTACGGTCACCATTCGGGCGAAGACGCCAGACGGCAAGACTCACGACCTGGTGCCGCAGACTGGCTCGCAGGCGTTGACCGCCGGGACGACCGCGCTACTGCCGGCGACCATCACGGCAACGAGCCGAATCTTCCTGACTGTGAACACGGCAGACACGACGACGAGCACGACGGAGTACGCGGCGCTTGCCGCTGACCGCGTCGTGGGCATCGGCGGAGACGGGGGCGGCTTCAAGATTACTGCACTGGTTGCGGCAGGCACTATCAACGTGGCTGACGTCTCGACGATTGATTGGATGGTCGTGAACTGAGGGTACATGGGCGATGTAACGGACATTGGGGCTCTACTGAAGGCGGCTAGTCGTGAGAAGCGGAGAAAGCTTCTATGGGCCGCCTGCACCTCCGTCGGAACCATCGTCGCCACGACGGCCACAGTCTCCTGGAAGATGAGCCGGTACGTTGCCAACATGGAGGCCGCCGACGAGCGGCGCGCATGGGCCCTGCTCGTCATGGACAAGAAGATAGAGAAGGCGGAGACCGACGCGTCCAACGCCGTGGCCGAGGCCGGCGTGGCTAAGGTAATGGCCGACAAGGCGCTCCTCTATGCTCAGCTTACGCAGCAGAAAAGAGAGCGCCCGTGACCATCCTGCCGCCCGCTAACGGAGCTGCTAGGGACACGGTGCCGCCTGAGATGTCGAGCGATAGCACGGTGCCGCCGGCTGACCTGGGGCCCACAGGAATGGCGCTTCGCCTGCTGGCCCTAGAGGCCAAGGTTGACGACATTCATGCGGAAACGTTTGGGATAAGCAAGGCCTACCACGACATGAACAACAGCCTCGTCGGAATCAATGACTCGCTCGAGCGCATGGCTACAGCGATGGAGATTCTCAGGGACGACGCGCAGGCGCAACGGCTCGACAGGCAGCGCATGCGGGTCGAGCTCGACGGGCTAGAGGCGCGAATTGCGGGGGCGACAAAGGAAGAGGTAGCGAAGTGAATCAAGCAGAGATTGTAGAGGTTGTCCTTGGGACGTTGACGGCGCTTGCGCCGCTTCTCCACTTGCTCCGGTGGGCGTCCAACCCGTGGGCCCGCGTTGTGCTGTCAATCATCCCTGACGTAGTCGGCGCTGTCCGCCGCGCTCAGGGCAAGGCAGGAGCGGCGCAGCCGGAGCCCAAGTGATCGGGCCAAGTAAGCTGCTATGGGGCTCGTTCGCCGTCATCGTCGCCATGGCGCTGGCCTTCTGGCTCACGGCGTGCGGCTCTACGCCTCCGCCGTCGCCTGAGACAGCCCTCAGCGCGGCGATGGACCTCATCGAAGTTCTATGTCCGCCGGAGACCACAGTCGGCGACTGCACCAACCGCGTGCGCCTCTGGCTGCCGTCGGAGCCTAACCCGTACGTGCCGCCCGCCGACGCAGGCAGGGAGTAACGCGTGGCTGAGTACCGCATTGACGACGAAGGAGCAGCTATGATTTTAGCCTTCGAAGGAGCGGTTCTTCACGTCTACAAGGACGTGGCCGCCATCGAAACCGTGTGCATCGGGCATGTCGTCAGGCCGGAGGACCGCGTCTGGCTGAAGGACGGCGTGACGCGCGCCGAGTGCGAGGCCGTGCTCAAGCGCGACGTGAGCCGCTTCGAGTCGGCCATCAACCGTCTGGTCGTGGTCAAGCTGTCTCAGCCCATGGTCAACGCCCTTTGCTCGCTCATCTTCAACATTGGCGTGGGCGACGAGCACGGCCGAGGATTCACGAGTTCGACAGTTCTTAGGGAGCTCAACGCCGGCAACTACAGCAAGGCTGCCGACGCCTTTCTTCTTTGGAAGTTCGCCAAGGTCAAGCAGAAGGACGGGACGTTTCAGAAAAAGCCCGTTCTGCTCGGCCGACGCGAGGCGGAGGCTAAGCTTTTCCGTACCGGCATCATGGAGGTGATGGGGTACGCGCCTAACGATAATGTATCGCTTGACGTCCTATTGAAGCATGCGCAGGCATCGTTGTTTGACCTGCGCGGCTTGCTCGACGACCGGGGGCTACCGCAGGAGGATACGGACTTCCTGACGGCTGATGGGCGGCTGTACGCGCTACCTCCGGACGAAGAAGAGCCGATCGCAGCATAAGCCTTCGGCGAAGGACGCCACATGAAGACCATCGGTGCAGTATCGGCGCTAGCCGCCGCTCTCGCTATCTGTGTATCCGGTTGCTCGTCTGACTCGCTCGAGCTTACCGAGGAACAGATTCAGCAAGTTATCACGTATTACACGGCAACGAACGGCAGCACGACCATTCCGATCAACACGCTCGCCCTGAGCCTTTGCCATCTCGTTTACGGGGAAGGGTCTGGGGCGAACAGCCAGAGCAACATCGTCTCTGGTGGCGTGCCGGAATGTGGAGGCCTCATCAGCATTGGATCGTCGGCGGTAACCGCCACTCCGAATTCGTGCGTTCTGCCGGCATCGGCGCGCCAGGGTTACCTGTCGACGACCGTCCGCTGTCAGCCGCTCTCTGACTTCGGGCCCGTGACCTCTGGCTATACGGACTTCGGCCATTCGTGGAATCCGACGGGGTCTCTTGAGGCTGTCAGCGCTGGCAAGCAGATGTCTCCGCTCGTGCCGACGTTCAACACGAGAAACGCCTTCTACCTCTCCGGTATGGGCAGCATGTCGGTAGGTAACGAGTACAGCTGGATTACCTACGACAGCACGAACGCTTGGGTCAACAGCCAAGGCTTCAAGGGCCTGTCGACGACAGCGCGAGTGCAGCGACTCGGCCGCGCTGGTGGTATCACCCACACGCTCGTTGCTACGCCTGGCAACGACGGCGCTGGGCCGTCTGCGTCAACGCACACATGCCTGGTCACGCAAGTGAACGGCGCGCTCGACAATGGCGGGTTCGAGCTCGAACAGCCTGGAGGCTCTTGGAACCTGCGCGTCTGGGATGGCGTGACCTACGGTCGCGCTGACTGTTACGCCCGATAGCGAGGACGCCATGAGCATCAGCAATACGTACGAAGGCAGGATTCTCGCTTGCATCTACCAGAACGCCGCCATGACAAACCTCGGGGACGCTGGCGGCGTCAGGGCATCGGTCACGGCCGGCACCATGAAGGTAGCGCTGCACACGGCTGACCCTGGCGAGACTGGCACGGCGTCGACGAATGAGATTGCCTACACCGGATACGCTCGAGCAACGGTAGCCAGGTCAACCGGAGGCTTCACTCTCAGCGGCACGGCGCCTACCCAGATAGCGAACGCGGCCATCGTCAACTGGCCGGCGTGCACGGCTGGCTCAGGGACGGCAACGCACTTCTCGTTCGCCGACGACAACGGTGACATCGTCCACTCTGGCGCGCTGACAGCGTCGCTGGCCATCTCGGCCGGCATCACGCCGACAGCGGCAATCGGCGCGCTCGTCGCCACTCAGGATTAGCGATGGCTGGGTACAATGTCAGCGTAGCGTCAGTGGCCGCTGGGGCGGCTGCTAACTACTGTTCGATTCAGGGCAGCACGACTCGGCCTGTCAAGATTCGGGAGATTGGCATCTCCAACAACGCAGCGACGAGCTCGAGCGTTGGGCTTGGCAGGCCGGCCAACACGCCGGTGGCGACGACGAGCGCGCTAGGGCAGGCGCTCGACCCGTTCGCGCCGGCGTCGGTCTGCAACCTCAACACGGCCTGGTCGACGGCGCCGACCATCCCGAGCGTGTTCCTGCGGCGCGTCGTCCTGCCGGCGACCATCGGCGCGGGCTGGATCTGGACCTTCCCAGACGATGAGCCGCTTATTCTGTCGCCTACGGCCGGCTCGCTCCAATGGGTCACGCTCTGGAACTTCGGCGCAGCGTCGGGCAGCGTCCTGCAGGTTTACGTCGTCACGAAAGAGTGACAGATGCCCATCGTTAGCGGTGCTCGGCCAGTCTCGCCCGTCGCCTGGCCGGCGCCGCCTACGGTCTTTCAGCCGCGCATCGTCTCCCAGCCAGCAGACGCGAGTGACGTCGCTGGGCAGTCGGATGGCACTTCCACTGCTACCGGAACCATCACTGGGCTGGGGGCGGTAGCTGGCACTGCGGTAGGCGCCGGCACGGCGGTAGGCACCCTATCGGGCCTTGCTGCCGTCTCAGGCACCGCCAGCGGCGCTGGAACGGCCACAGGCACGGTGACAGGGCGGGGCGCTGTCGCTGGCTCTGCAGCGGGCGTAGGCACCGCCAGCGGGGCTATCACCGGTAGCGGTGCCGTGGCTGGCACCGGTGCGGGCGTAGGAGACCAGTCTGGCAAGGTGGGCGGCCTGGGAGCTATCGCTGGTAACTCGACTGGCCAGGGCGGACAGTCGGCTGCAGTCAGCGGCATGGGAGCGATTGCCGGCGTAGCCGCAGGGGCCGGCGCCGCTACCGGCTCGCTCGTCACGTATTCAGAGCGGTGCCCCATGGTACGCATGCGGCGTACTCGCTGGAGACGCTAGCGGTGGAACTTCTGGCGCATGGCCTCCAGCTCTGGGGCGCCTATCTCGTCGGCGCAGTCTACAGTAACGGCGCGCATGACAGACGGCGCCGTGCCGGTGTAGTGGGACGACTCCAGGTCAGGCCCGAACCGCAAGCCGGCGACATGGCCAAGCTCGTGTAGCAACACGCGGCGTATGTCTGCGGCGGGCGTCTCCGTGTCGATGTCGATGGTAAAGTGGTTGCCGTCTTGGCTGTAGGGAGATGTCCTGCCGGCCAATGTACCCGGCAGGTCGGACACGTAGAAACTAATCTCTCGGGGCGGGAACAGTCCGCCCGACGCAGCCTGCCACTCTGCCAACGCCTCCTCCGGGGCCGTGCCAAGGGCTGGGTCGACGAACACCGGCCTGTAGCGAAACTCCATGGGAGTCGCGCCGCACCCGATTGCCGCTAGCGCTAGGATGCAACACGCGTAACGCATGTGCCTCCCATCTCCGCCATCATCTCAACTGCTCTCACGACGTACCAGGCCAAGAGGGCCTTCTCGGCATGGTAGGCCGTCTCGCACTTCGCAATGAGCCTCATTGGCTCGCCCTTGGCCTGCGGGGCATACACCCAGAAGCGGGGCCTGGCGCGCGTCTTCATCTGCACGCTGCCGAGCCCCGCCGCCCGGTGGTGATTTCTTGCTGTCATCTAGAACGGAATATCTTTCTCCCCACCCTCGTTCGTATCGTCAAAGTCGTAACTGCTTGCGCCTCCGGTCTTCGGCTTGTCCCAGCCATTGCGTAGACGCAGTGCCCAGCCGCGCGCGCGTGACGCGTCCATTCGGTCGTAGCCAGCCTTCTTTGGGTCCGTAGCGGCGTTCTTGTTAGCGAAGAACTCCAGCGCGTTGGCAAGCATGTCTAGAAACTCTGGCGGGCAGTCGGCGTACGTCATGCCCTTGCACGAGGTCCCGGTCCAATCGCGCGGATTGAACTTCACCGTTGGGTTGCCCCATTGCGCATCGAGGCTGGCGTCCGTCGCTACGTTCGGCGCCGCCGCTGGCTCCGTCTGCGGCTGCGAGCGCTCCGCCTGCTGGCGAGTAGCGAGCACGGCGTCTAGCTTCGCTTCGATGCGCTTCAGCGTTGATAGAATCTCGGCACTCATGCGGCCTCCTCTCGCCCGAGCTCGTCCATCAGGTACATGTTGGCGACAACGTCGGGCCACTTGAGACGAGCACCGATGGCCTGGCAGCGAGCGACGCACATATCAGCCGGATTCTTCTCCCAGCCGCTGCCAGGCTTCACTCGGCCAGCGCGCTTCGCGTCGTCGACCGAATACGTCACGTCGATTGGCTTCTCTTCGCCATCGCGCCAGCAGCGAATGGTGGCGCGCTCGTTCGTGCGCTCGATAATCTCGAATTGCTTGGCCTTGCCGCTGCGAAGGACGAGCGCCGCCATTAGAGCCGCCGACAGCGTCGGTTTCCCCTCAATGATGTGGATGCTGCGCATGGCCGCCATGGTGCCGATGCCGAGCTCGCGGCCCGTCATGATGGCGAGCAGAACGGCCTCGGCCGTGCCGTAGGCCGCGAACTGCCGACTTGCGAAGATGGCACTCGCTAACGTCATCGCAGCACTGAGGCTCCTCGGCTCAAGCGTCTGGGCCCACTCAACGTGAACCATTGCCGTCGACTGCTTCTCCTTCTCTGCCTCCAAGTGCAGGCGCTCTGCCTTCGTCGGATTCCCTATGCTAGGAATCGGTCGCAGTTTCTGCTCCGGCTCAGGCAGCACCTCCCCTGTCTCCCCATCGATAATCTCTCCCATCGTGTCCTCCAGTTCTGCCGGCGCAGTCTTCGCCACGCGCGGCTTGAAGATGTCAGCGAACGGCAGGTCAACATCCGTGCGCAGTGTGATGAGCTTGCGGCCTAGCTCGCAGATGTGGACAGACTCTTTCAGCGCCGTAAAGACCGACGGCGTAAGTCCGAGAGCATCGCAAGTGTTGCCGAGATTAGCATAGATATTGGCTAGAGATTCGTGTTTTTGCAGTAGCTCCGTAGCCCGCTTGGCGCCGATCCCCTTGGCCCCGACGATGTTGTCGCTTGCGTCACCCACGAGGCAGAGCCAGTCGCGCATCTGGTCAGGTCGCACGCCGAACTTAGCCTTGACCTCGGCGGGGCCCATGAGCTCGCCAGAGCGCAGCGACTTCATAGACACGCTACCGAAGGCCCCGTCCTCTCCGACCCGCACGGCCTGGCAAAGGTCCTTATCGCTAGACGCGATTACCACTTCGTGGCCTCGGTCAAAAAACCGATCTGCCGCTGCGCCGATGCAGTCATCCGCTTCGTAGCCTTCCGCCTCCCACACGCAGAAGCCGTCTGCCGCAAGCTGCTCCTTGACGAGCCGCAACTGGTGATACAGCGGCTCCTCCTGCTTCGGCCTCTGCGCCTTGTAGGTAGGCGCCAGCTCCTTGCGCCACGACTTGCGGCTATCGCAGCAAACGGCCGCTGCGTCGAAGCCGTGCGCCATGTCGTGGACGCGCGCAACGGTGGTCTTCGATGCGTAATCCTGGTCGGCCTCCTTGCCCGACATCTCCCAGATTGGCCGAAAAAGTGAGCTCAGGTCGATGAGTAGAATCCTCATGGTGTCCCCTTCCTTCGTCACGAACGCCCCGTCTCAATGCGAGCTAGGCGAGCTTCGAGGTCACTAAGAATAGCAAAAAGAGCAGCGTCACACAATCTAAAGAGACGCCTTTCCTTGTCTGTAATGAGCTGCGAGCAGCGTAGCTCGCTGAGGGCCTCCTCCAGCTCGGCGATAATCCGCAGCCGGCTCACGACGCCACCTTCGCCGCGTTCGGGTCGACGCCTACGGGCAGAGCCTTCGCCGGCAATCCACTCGCGCGGAGCGACTCAGCCTCCTTGCACGCCTCGCGCTCTGTCAACGGCGGCAGCTCGCGGCCGTACCGCGCAGGCCGCGGTAGAGGGAACCACGGCTCGTCAGACTCGTACTTCACCCACACAATGCAGTGCTGCTTCATCGGTAGTCCTCCGGAAGTTCTACGCCGAGTTTTGCCGCTTCGGCGCGCACGTGCGCGCGGTACGACTCGAACAGGCACGGGTGCTTGATCCCCATCTCGATCGCCGTGTCGGTCGCGTTCTCGTAGTACGAATCTAGGCACGCCTGAAGCGCGGCGTAGTTGGTGAACGCTGCGTCTGCCCACTGCGTATCGGTGCGCTGGTCAAGCGCCATTACGGCATTGGCCTTGACCATGTCTTCGATGTCTTCGGCGCGACTGAGCTCGGTGGCCTTCTTAACCATCAGAGCACCTCTTTAGCGAGCGTTGAGCCGCAAGAGCAGTTGCGCAAGATGAGGTCACGGCCATCGGGCGAACGTTGAATGCCGATGAAACGGCATGCGGCGAACGCTCGTTCGCTGGCCTTGATTGCATCGTGTACTGCCTGCTCGCACACCGTCATCGGCGGCAGCGTCGTCGCGAGAGCATCGAGGCTCAGGCGGAGCTTACTTGTGGAGTCGCTGAGGCTGGCAGGAGGGGCGGAAGATGGTGAGGACATGCCCTCAGACTACGGGCGCCCCGAGAGAATATCAAGCACTTTTAAGCAAGCGCAAAACGATTCTTAGCAACTACCCGTTTTGCTTGGATCTCTCTCGCTCTTGGCCCATCCAACGCAGGATAATGCGCCTCGCCACGTAGGCGTCTGGCTCAGGGTACGCCAGCTTCTTGAAGGCGCGGTGCTCCGACGGTGTAAGCCGGACGTACAGCGGAGCGGTGCGCTTCTCGGACGGCGTCAACTTGGGGCGGCCAGACTTCTTGCGAGCGGAGGACATGTCGTTCCGATGTACCACGCCTCCCACAAAAAACGCAACGTCGAGCAATTAATAATTGCTTTGCGCAAGCGCACAGGTGATAATCGGAACAACACGCTGCAACGGTACGCAGCATGCCGCCGTGATGGACGCGCCAATACCGGCGCCGAAGACAGGAGCCCCCACCATGTCAGACACTGAGTTACTAAGAATCCTCGTAAGTAGCAAGCTCACAGAACAGCAAACGGCATTCTTCAAGGCCGAGCTGGCGCGCGTCGAGCTGGGGATAACTCGCATGTCGCCAGTCAACAGGCGCCACGCTGAAGCTATTGCCCGCGCGCATGGACTCATGCCTGATAGGCATACGCTTGAGTTTCGCAGTCGCAAGAAGGCGGTGCCGACGCGCAACTGCGGCGACGTGTATTCCGATAAGCGCACTGTCGGTACTGCGTTCGCGGAGCAGCTTATCAACAGGTACCGCAAGCGTATCTGCAGCCGAATCCAGGCAAAGCTTGGCCTGGCAGACGAGCGCAAGGGGGCGGCGTGAGCTATCCGAGCGACAAGGTCGCCGCGTTCATGCGGCGCTTTGGGCAGCCAACGCCTGGCGCGCCGTGCGTACCGCCAGAAGATGTGGTGCGCAACCGCTGCCGCTGGCAGATGGAGGAGACGCTTGAACTGCTTGGCGCATGCTTCGGCGGCGACGACGAGGCGGGCGGAATCATCGTCTACTTGCGCGCTGGCGCCGAGCGGCTAATTGACGACTGCGCGGTCCGCGTCGACCTCGTTGCCTATGCTGATGCGAATGCTGATATCCGCTACGTCGCGTACGGCAACGATATCGCCGCTGGAATTGACTCGCGTGAGGTTGACGCGGAGGTAGCGGCATCGAACGACAGTAAGGAGATGCCCGACGAGCCAGGCGGCAAGGTGCGTAAGGGCGCAGGGTACAAGCCGCCGAACATTGCCGGCATACTGAAGGACCAGGGGTGGAAAGACCGATGAACACAGAAGCTGAGCACCTTACGCCGTCTGATGTCGCTCTCGAGCTGCACTGCTCGCGCCGGCACGCTGGCGACCTGATGCGCCGTGAGATGGGCGCGATTGACATAGGGCTGGGCAAGGTCCCACGGTGGCGTGTCTCTAGAGAGGGCTTCGACGCATGGAAGGCAAGAAGAGGCGAAAGTTCAGCAAGGATGGCCTCTGGCGGCGGCCTGGCTCGCGGGCATGGTGGACGACGGTCGCCGGCCAGCGGCTTTCTACCGGGTGCCAAGATAGGGAAGCGGCGCGCGTCGTCCGAGCTCGGCTCGAGCGAGAAGCCGCCGACCCGAATAACGCGACCGCGCGTCGTACGACTGTTGCCGACATGATCGCCCACGTGCTGGAGGACAGGCGGGCAGCGAAGGGCCGCCGCGGACTGGTGACGGAGAAGACCATCCGGTACCACGAGGAGAAGCTCGGCCACTTCGCTCGCCTGTGGGGGCCAGAGATGCCGCTGGCAGAGGTGACGTACGACCTTGTAGGCAAGTACATTGCTCAGCGCCGTACGGAGCCAGGGGCGGCCAACGGCACGACGGTCAGCCAGCACACCATCCATAAAGAGCTACAGGACCTGCGCCTGGGCCTGCGGCTCGAGAGCGCGCGCAACGCGTACCCTCACAACGTCGACCACGTCACCCGCTCCAGGCGGTTCGCCGTTGGAGCCAAGAAGTGCGAGCGCTTCCTGACGTGGCCGGAGATTGCGGCGCTCATCGGTGCCTTCCTGGCCACGGAGTCTATCGAGCGCGCGCAGCAGGTAGCCTGGCACATCGCCGTCGGCGGGCGCATGTCGGAGTCTGAGCACGCCGAGATGAAGGACCATGACCTGACGGCGTGGCGCGTGCGCGTACGGGGGACGAAGAGCAAGGGCGCCGACGCGGTCATCCCCATCGCGCCTGCCTTCCGCCGGCTCTTGGAGTGGGCGCTCTACGGCAGGCCGAAGACGGTCAAGCTCTTCTCGCCCTGGCTGAACTTCAATCGGGCGCTCAAGCGCGCATGCGCGCGGGCCGGCATCGAGCGCTGCTCGAGCAACGACCTACGCCGGACGCACATGACCCTACTGAGCCACGCCGGCATCCCCAACGAGGTGCTGAAGAACATCAGCCGGCACACGACGACGCGCATGCTGGACGAGCGCTACGTGGTCGATGACCTCGATGTCACGTCCAGGCTGATTGAAGGGGTGGAGTGGCCAGCGCTCACAGAGAAAGGCGAGTCAGAAAGCACAGTTACGTCACAGTCTCCAGAAAACCCTCAAAAACATCGGTGAATACGCAATGACCTCCGGACTTTTAATCCGTCGGGCCGGGGTTCGAATCCCCGCCAGCCCACTCAATGATTCAGAAGAGATAGCAGCAGACGTCTCATCCGACACTGTAAGTTCTGACACGTCGCAATCCGCTGCAACTGTAGCTAACGAGCGCCAGCCGTCGCACAGTGGTGTCACAGGCGCGCCGCGCTTCGTCGCCAGGCGAATCATCTTCGGCAGCGACGAGACGCGCGACCGTTGGTCCGTCGAAGACCCCACGGATGAGAAGATGTGCGAGGCGGCCTGGAAGGCCCGCTACGACAGGGACCATCTTACGCAAACGGACTGCTATGACCTGGCAGGGGCGTTTGGGACGCTTTACTACCTGCTGGTCGACTGCCCGACAACTGCCCTCGCCGTCGAGAAGCTTCGCGACATACGCCGCGCCATTAGGGAGCGAGCATGAGCGCGCCGCAGAAAGCTCCGCCCTTCGAAGGCGGCAGGCGCCTGGAGAAGCGCCGGTGTGACGAGTGCGAGGGCGTCGGGCGCGTGGCCGTCTGGCCCGAGTACGGCGTCGGCTCAGGCATCGTCTGCCAGCAGTGCCACGGCCGCAAGTTCATCTGGCTTGCCATCGTTGACGACGGAGGCGAGCAATGATTCGCCTGCACATGTCGATGGCCATGGAGCAGGAGCCGCCGCGTCGACTCGACGCTGGCGCCCTCGCTGACATTGCCGAGAAGTTTGACCGGTTCGACGCAAGGCGCATGAGCCGCCTTCTCGAGCACATCGCCGCTGTCGAGGCGGAGCTTGCGGCGCTGAAGGACAAGTCGTGATCTGGTTCGAGCTCGTACCTGGCGAGTGGCGCCTGCTGGAAGGCGACGAGGTCGTCGGCGTGGCCTGGTACGGCTCGGCTTGCTGGCAGTGGCGCGTCTACGTTGATGGCGCTCGCTACCGTGAGGGCGATGGCTGCATCGATAAGGCCGAGGCGCAGCGAGAGGTCATGGCGTTGCTCGAGCGCATTGCCGTCAGCGGCGTCGACAAGAAGCATGCGGCGGCACTGAGCCGCGAGGAGATGCGCAAGCGGTTGGAGGCCATCAAGTGAACTGCCATCCATTACGTCTCACGACTCACGAATACGCCACCGTGTTTCCGTTACCAAGCGCCATTGGCGAGCGCGCGCGTCTTCGCCTGCTAGCAGCAAAGGGCCGCGCCAGAAAGCGATTCGGTCGGCTGCCAGGGATTGTCAAGACGAGGGCACGATGAGGCCGCCGCGGAAATGGTTCGCCGGCAAGTTTTTTTTCGACCGCGAAGTGGAAGCGGAGGAGGCCAAGTGGGGCCGCAACGTTGAAGAGGCGGACCACGATACCTGGGAGCTGCGCATGGACCCGTTTGACTTCTACGGGCCTAGCTACGTGCCAGCGGACGATGGCTCTCTCGACGACAACGAGTGGCTGGAGGACGGCGAATGACATGGGTTGCCATTCGTGGAGAGATAGAGGAGCTCTTCTCTCAATCGGACGCTGACAGAATCGAGTCGGCGCTCTTCAACGCTCACAAGCGCCACCTATCTAGGTGGGCAGAGTACGGCCGATGGTGGGATAAAACGTCAATGGCCATTGAGCACCGTCGCTCTCCCGCCGTCAAGGCCAGGGCAAGCGCCAACGCCAAGCGGCGGGCCGCGCGGCTTAAAGCCTTGGCACGCGGCTCCGTCGTATGCCGTTGCGGCGCAGTCTTCCGGCTTACCGAGTATAGAGTCTCCAGAGGAACGACCAAGGTCTGCTCGCGGGCTTGCCCGGGATTGCCGCAGCGCCAGGGCAAGCGGCTACGGTGCGGTCTGACTATGCGAGAGCTGTCAGCTGGCAGCGGTATTAATTATCACGCGCTACGGCGCCGGTTGCTCGCCGGATGGAGCATAGAGCGCGCTACAGACACGCCGGTGAGGCCGATGAGGGCCCGCGCACGCTAATGCGCCTGAGTACCTTTCTGCGCGCGGAGACTGACGCACTCGAGCGCCTGGCGCGCTGGCTTGGCGTGCGTTTTCTCGGCCTTTCGCATGAGCAGCTCGCTTGCAATTGTGAGCAAGCTGTAAACACTCCTACATGTATGCAAGGCGGGCCTGCGCGTATATCCCGCCGACCACAACGAAAGCAACAGAAAAGTGCATAATACTCTTGAATCGAGTCGTCGGATTAGGGTACAGAGGGTATATGGGCGCAATTCAGTTGACACGGGCGGACGTTTTGCGGGTGGCGGCAGAAGCCGCGTGTACCGTGGAGACGGTCAAGAATTACTGCCGAGGGCGGCGTATGTACGGGCTGACCGAGGAGCGCGTTATCCACGCGTTGCGTGTGCTCGGATTCGAGCCGTCGGAGGTAAGAGGTCCTGTCCGGTCGGCGAAGGCGCTCTGATGCGGTGGGAGGACGAGCGTTACGTGCGCTGGTACACGCGCAACACTCCGGAATGGAACGTGTTGCCGTGGCAAGCGCGGGGCCTGTTCGGGCTCATCCTGCGCGAGCTAGACCGCGCCGGCATTCTCGACTTGGGCAGGCTCGGCCTCAAGGCCGTAGCGGTTCAGATTCGCGCCGATTGGGACGATGTGGAGAAGCCGCTCAAGAAGCTTCTCGATGACGGCATGCTCATCTATCGCGAGGACGTCCAGCTCCTAGCCGCGCCCAACTTCATCGAGGCGCAAGAGTGCCATCAGAGCGACAGAGCGAGGCAGAGAGCCGCTCGAGAGCGCGCTAGAGACCACGCGAGGGCATTGTCGCACGGCGTGACTCCGACGTCACAGGTCGTGACAGTGGCGAACGGTATCGTGACAGAAAGTCACGGCGAGTCACACGATGTCACAGGCTGTCACTCCGAGCCGTGCCTAGCCGTGCCTAGCCTAGCTGAGCTATCTGATCCGGAGGCGCCGCTCACTCCGGATGAAGAAGCCCGGGTTCGACTCGTCTCCAAGTCTGACCGCCCACCGCCGGCCAGGAAAGAATCTGGCTACGACCTGGCCAAGCGCGTCTGGTCCGTTCATTGGTCGAAGAAGTACGGCAAGTCCTACATCTTTGCAGCCGACAACGGCCGGGGCAGCGAGGACTACTTCCTCCAGCGCCTTGGGAGGCTCGCCAACGAGTCCGCTGGCGATGGGGCGGAGGAATGGACCACCCGTGTCGTAAAGTCGTTCCTACGCGATCCTGGTGGCCGCAATTGGCTAGTTGAGAACCAACACCCACTCCGTGCTCTGGAGCGCGACCTAAACAAGCACTCCGGCAGCGTCCAGAAAAAGCCAGCGCCTGCCCAGTCGGAGGCAACGACCATAGTTCCACTGTCAGTGGAAGAACAGGCGACGAGAGCGGCGCGGCTCTCGAGCATGGTGCGCGGCATCGGCGCGGGCGGTGGCAAGTGATCGCCGGAGACATCATCGACGCGCTGCGCATGCGCGGCCTCTTGCCGGTGGCGCGCGAAGTCGCCTTCGAGTACGGCGTCACGCTTGCCGAGCTCGTGAGCCGCGACAGGCACAAGGGGCCAGCCGGCGCAAGGCACGCGCTCTGGGCTCGGATGTACGGCACCGGCACGTGGAGCTATCCACGCATCGCTGCGCTGTTCGGGGTGGACCACACGACCGTGCACGCCGCAGTGGCGAAGTGCCCAGTGGCCATCTACCGCGCAGGCGTACGAGCCAAGGAGGTTGCGTGACTCGGCAGGAGATTGCAAGGGAGCTGGACAAGATTGCGTGCGAGTGGCGCGTGCCACTGCGCGAGCTACGCGGCAACGGCAGGCACGGCGGGCGCGTCGGCGGCATCGTGGCAGCTGCTAGGGCAACGTTCGCCAAGCGAATGTTCGTCGAGGGTGTGCAGCCGGGGCATGTGGCGTGGGCATTGAATATCTCGCCGCAGTGCGCGGCGAGGTGGTTCGAGAGGTTTCGCAAGGCGGAGCGGAGATGGTGGGCAGCATGAAGAAGAAACTGATTGACGTTGCGATCGTGGTCTTCTTCGGCGGACTCGTCGTGCTGCACGAGATTGCATCGAGGCGCAAGTGATTATCCGAGAGGTGACGCTGCCGCTGCGCCTGGTGACGCTGGAGAACCAGCGTGAGCATTGGGCAAAGAAGGCGAAGCGCGCGAAGGAGCAGCGCGGGCTAGCCGTGCTGGCCCTCGGCGGCTGCCTGCTGATTCCTCCAGGTCACTATCGCGGCTGGCAAGTGACGCTGACGCGTATCGCGCCGCGCGAGCTCGACCCGGGGAACTTCCACGCATCGTTCAAGCACGTGCAGGATGGCGTTGCGGATTGGTTAGGCATCGACGACGGGAGCAAGGTCATACAGTGGCTCTATGAGCAGGAGAAGGGGCGGCCGAGGGAGTACGCGGTTCGTATTCATATCGAACTGAAAGAGGTTGCAGCATGATGTATTTTATCTGGTTGGCCGCCGCGGTTTTCTGTGGCCACCTCGCCGCGTACTTGATACAGGAAGCAATGTCGCCGTACTTCGCTGCACGACGCGCGCGCAAGCGCCTGGCGGCAGAGCGCAAGTTCTTCATGCAACTTGGCGACATCGACGATGAAACGCTAGACGCTAAGTGGGTGAACTAATGCTGAAGCTATCTGATTACGTTCGCGCCGTGACTCTGTGGGCAGTCGGCCGCTTGCTGATGCTGGATACGCGCATCGGCAACTGGCAGAACCGCAAGCTGCAGGCGTTCATCGCTGCTACGACTGGGCAGAAAGTAGTCAGGCTCGTGAGAGGTGGTGACGCATGAGCCAGTGCATTCGTTGCGGCGAGGTCGCCGGCTACCAGTTGTGCACAGGTTGCTACAGCCTTGCTCGCCATACGATTGGGTCGAACGCTCAACAGCGTCACGGCTCGGCGCAGCTGCAAGAGACTGTCGTCTTCGCTGGTGACGCGAAGAAGCATGTCGACGGCTTGCTCGACAAGCTCGCCGCGTCCGAGAAGGAGCGCGAGCGGCTGATTGGCGAGCTCGAGTTCACAAAGAAGATGCTCGACCGCTCGCCTAAGGCTAGCGAGCGTGGCATCAAGGCGATCGAGGAGGTCAAGGAGATCCGTAGCGAGCTGGAGAACCTGAAGCGCAGCACAAGCGCGGAGGCGGCTGACTTGCGTTCCGATCTGGAAGTAAGCCAAGAGTCCTGGCGCGAGTATAAGGTCGAGAACGCATTCCTCAAGCGTGAGCTCGAGCGCGCGAAGAACAAGAAGCGCGGCATATGAGCAAGCCTATCGTGCTCGCAGTGGGGATATTCGTGGCCATCGCTACGACGTTTTTCCAGGCCATGATGGCCAACGACATCGTACGCAGCAACGCTGAAGCTGTTCGTGAGGCGAGGGCGTTGGCGGAGGAACTGAGAGAGGTCAAGGAGGCGTCGTGGCGCGGCAGACTCAAGGGGTTGTAATCCAGCTGCGTCGCCGGCCGCACTGCACGACGTGCAGGCGTACGTCGCTCGACGGCGCAGACTTCTGGCGCAACAGAGCCATGCCGAACGGGTTTCAGCTTGAGTGCATAGATTGCAAGGGAGAGCGTAAGCGGCGCGACCGCGTGCCATCGGTGCACGCGATGGTTGGCGCTGAGGGTATGTCGTTCAAGGAGATTGGCGACGAGATGGGCATCACGCCCGAGCGCGTGCGTCAGATTGAAGCAAGCGCACTGCGTAAGCTTAAGAACAACTCTGCTGTAATGTCGGCAGTACGCAAACTGTTGGAGGGTCGCTGAATGCTGTTCCTAGATACGTTGTGTTTAAATCGGCCAGGCCATCCGCTGTCGTGCTCAATCTGGAAGGATGCAGTGTGCGACTGCGAGCCAACGCCAATGCCTGTGATGGCTTTCACGCCGTACTACTGCCCCGGCTGCGGACAGTCAGCTGGCAAGGTCTGCGAGCCTGGCTGCAAGGCGTCGAACATTGACCATGCGTACACAGAGGACGACGACGTCGTAGCGAGCGACACTGACCGGCCACCGGCCCTCGGCCGATGCTACTGGTGTGACCGTGCTGCCGTCGAGAGAGTCCACGGCATGCCAGCATGTGACAGCTGCAAGCGTCGCGCGTTCGGGAGGCGGAGCCAGTGATAGAACCGTTCGTGCTTGGGAGCCTGTTCGGCGCCGTGCTTGCAACGGTAGCCCTGTTCCTGTGGTGGTCGACATGAGCGACACATTCATCACCATCGCTGGCCACGTCTCTACCGGCTGCACGCTCTTCCTGGCCCTTATGGCCGGCTACGTCGTCCAGCTCGTCATCCGTCGCTGGCTCGAGATACGCAAGAGCAACGGAGGGTACTCGTGAAGATGCTCACCGGAGACCACGCGAGCCATACCAGGGGGCGCGTACCCCCATCAAGTGGAGTTATGTATGGCAAACTTTGCGTAGCCACCGTCGTGTGTTGCGCATCGTTTGCGAGTGTGGATAATCTGAGAAGTATGGAAAGTCTGGAACAGTACCAGCGGAAGGTGGGGACCCATGGGCTCTAAGTTATCGGCCATCGAGATCATTGTGATTGTCGCCGTGTGCGGGTTTTTCGTCTGGCTGATTGGGAAGATAGACATGCCGTCAGTGTGGCGGAGCATCTTCTATGGCGTCGCTATTCTTCTCCTGGCGCTCTGGTTGCTCGACGTGCTTGGCATCATGCGAACGGGCGTGAGGCTGCGATGAGCCGCACAGCAGGGAAGCGCCGGCCGAGTGAGGTGGAGCGGTTCCGCTCGGCTGTCCTGAGACGACTACGAAGAGAGCGACGCGTCTACCAAGGCTTCGCCGGCAAGCTGCCGAAGAACGAGATTGAACGCGTCGAGTACGTCATCGCCTGCCTGTGTCAGGGCTTCCTGGCACTGAGGAAGCCATGAGCGTTCGGCACTGCACGCACCGGCCAGGAAGTGGTCACTGCCAGTTCTGCGAAGAGCCACCCGAGCAACCGCCCGAAGTGCCGTGCCGTGACTGCGACGAGGCAAAATTCCACGAGCCACAGTCGGATGACGCGGAGCTTGCGGCTATCCGCGAGACGGTGACGAATTGCGATTGCATGTGCGCCGAGGCAGGGCAGGCGCTCCTCCGTATGGTCGACGAGCTGACAGTGCAGCTATCCCAGCTGGAGCACTACGGCCGTCAGTGCGTGGCCGAGCGAGACGAGCTGCGCGCGAAGCTTGCCGAGCGTGAGCTAGCCTTGGACCGCAAAGAGAAAGAACTGCTCTACTGGATGGACGTCGCAGAGCGCGCGGAGAAAGCCGATGACTAAGAGCAAGCCAGGGTGCAGAGCCTGCGGCAAATACCACGTTGGCCGCAAGTGCGGCGTAGGTGTCTGCTACGCAATCACTCCAGCGGCAGAGATTAAAGAGGCGCTAGGCCAGAAACGCAGTGAGTCGATGGGGTTTCAGAAAGACCGGTACCACGCCGGCCGCCTCGATGCATTCAGCGAGGCGCTGCGCATTCTCGCGGCCCAGGAGAACGACGATGCCTAATCCGAACGAGCGAGTGAAGTTTTCGTCCGAGCAAGAGGAGATAATCAAAGAGTACTACGCGGACGTGCCCGAATACGGAGAGTGCCCGGGCTGCCGCGAGCTGGAAGCGAAGCTGGCCGAGGCGGAGAAGGAGCGGGACGAGTGGGCCGCGTGCGAGCGAGCCGCGAACGAGAGAACGCTTGGCGCCTGGGATTGCGAGAAGGAGCAGCGCAAACGAGCCGAAGCCGCCGAGGCCCGCGTGAAGGAGCTGGAGAAGCGATGAGCTACGTCGTTGGCTTCTGCATTGGCATCGCGCTGGTTACGCTGAGCGTGTACATCGGCGCCGCCATCATCTGGCACATACTACGGGAGGTGTGGGATGCGCTGCACTAGAAGACTGACCGCGGGCAGGCTCGACGTTCTGCGTCGTTGTGAGACGCTGCTCGAGGAAGAGAAAGACGAGCTGTTCGACCATATCGACCTGCTAACAGAGGAGCTGGCGGAGGCACGCAATCAGGCGGATACCATACTCACTGGCATGGAGAAGCGCCTGAAGAAGCTGGAGAGAGGGCCGGACGCAGATGACTGAGCACGCAAAGGCTGGGGAGACGCGTTACGACTGGTTTGACGCCGACGAGTCAACTTACTCGCCTATACAGATGGCCTACAAGGTCCTGTACGAGGCCAGGCACGACATCGCCGCGCTATATGCGCGCAACGAGCGCTGGGCTCAACTCCGAGCGGAGAATGAGCAGCTTCGCGCCGATGTGGCCGAGGCGGTTAGAACGGCCGAGAGGTGGCGCCAGCTTTGCGAGAGGGCCACGCAAGTGGCCGAAGTAAACCTGAGCGCGAGAGAGAAGAAGCAATGACTGACAACGAGCTACGCGAAGAGATTGTCCGCCTGATGCTGGCGAAGCGGTGGTACGGCCACTCGGTCGACGACCTCGCAATCAAGCACGGCAGGACGCACAGGGACGTCAACCGAATCTTCCTCGATGCCTCGCGCGCGATCAGCATTTACGGCGACGTGACCGGGCAGGTTGCGGCGAAGGTGGCCGAGCTCGATGGCATCATCCGCCGCGCGCTCGAGCTGACCGACAGCGAAGGCATCGGTAAGCCAGACCTGAAGGCTGCCATCGCTGCCATTCGCGTGCAGCTGGAAGCGTGGGGCGCTATCGGTCCGCGGCGCAAGCTGGTCGAGAGTGCTGGAGCGGCAGTGACATCGGAGCAGTACGCGAAGATGACACCGCGAGAGCGCATGGAGGCGCATCTGGCGGCAGCGGCTGAGGAGCAGGCGAAGGTGGAATCTGAAGGAGGCTCGAATGGCTCGATGCATTAAGTCGAGGAACAGCAAGAGACCGCGTAGGCAGACGTCGAACCGGCTGTCGGCCATCGCCGCGCGCATCCTCGGCGGCGGGCGTTACTCGCTGGAAGAAGTGTACGCGCTGGCCGGCTCCGTGCTGACGCAGGACGAAGTGAAGGGCCGCCGATGATTAACCAAATTCTGCTGGCAGTCGCGCTCGTCGCCCTGGCCGCGTGGACCTATAAGATGTGTTGGCCACAATGAAGCTCGCCTACGTACGCCTCGATGTCGCGTTCAAGCTCCCCGGCAAGGAGGCGCGCTACGAGCTCGACGAAGAAGACGCGCCGGGCATGCGCTACGACAGCGCGACTCATAGCCTGGTCATCGGCGACAGCGGCCTGACCTGGGGCCACGTCGTCGACTGGCGACGGCTCAACCTGGAGCTGGTGTGCGAAGACTGCGGTGCCGAGTTCAAGAACGAGCAGGGCCGGCAGGCCCACAAGGCGAGGTTCTGCAAGGGGAAGAAGGAGACCGCTTGAGCTGTAAAGCATGCGCAACGTGCAAGTTCTGGGAGGCAGGCGAGCCGAATTACGCCAAGGGCTACTACGGCGTGTGTTCCATGCCGGCCGATGAGTACCGCGTCGATGAGAAGACCTACATGTTCATCGACGACGGGCCATACGGAGAAGGCGGAGGCAACGTGTGGACGCGTGGCGACTTCAGTTGCATCGCATACGAGGCCAAGGAATGAGGTGGCCGTTCGTTAGCCGGCGCAGGTTCGAGGCCCTGCTTAGCGCGTACGTGGCCAACGAGCAGGCGCTGTCGGCGGCTCACTTGCGTGTCTTCGCGCTCGAGCGGCAGGTTGACGTCGTGGAGTCCCTGCGCCGTGACGAGCAATGGCGTAGAATCAAGGCCGAGGGCCTTTGCGCCTACAAGGACGATCGCGTGCGCCGTGTGCTTGGCCTGCCAGGCTTCACGGACGACGAAGAGGGGAAGAAGTCAGCATGAGACAGTGTCATTGGTGCAAGGGCCTGCTCTTTCACGCCGGTATGTTCTGCTGCGAGGATTGCTCGCGGGCGTTCTGGGTAGCGCAGGCAGACGCCTCTCCGCTGCGCACGGAGCGTTCGCGCAGGACTCAGGCAGCTATCGCGCAGAAGAAGCAGCGCCAGGAGAAGAAAGCCGGGTGATGGAAACTAAAGATGCGGAGATGCGTTACGAGCTAACTAAGGCGGCGCTGACCGGTGTGGCTAATCGAATCATTATTAGCAGCAAGGGCGTGCCTGACACCGTCATGGTTACAGACTTTGTGTCTGCCGCATTGGCGGTCGCAGATGAGGCCATCGCCAGGTTGAGAGGGACTGAATAATGGGGAAAGAGTCCATCCTAAAAGGCGAGGCCGCGCTAGCCCGCAAGCTGCATGCGCAGAAGGAGACGACAGGGCGCGTCATCAACCGCCCGCCGTCGAAGGAGTACGCCGAGGGGTGGGAGCGGGTGTTCGGGAAGAAGAAGGGCCCAGTGCACGAGCCTGGCGCCTGCCCGTTCTGCGACACCTGGCGGCGCGAAAGCCAGCCGTGAATGTCATCCGAGGGCCTGCTAGCCGCGCGAGCCGCGCTGAAGCCTCAGCGGCGCTGGCTCGATGGGCTGTTTCCCAAGCAGCGCGAGTTCGTCGACGACCCTTCGAAGCTGAAAGCGGCGCTCTGCGGCCGTCGCGCTGGCAAAACGTACGCGTGCGCCGCTGGCCTCTACGACATGGCACGGCAGAAGCGGGCGCTGTACCCGTACATCGCCCTCTCGAGCGTACAGGCACGGCGCATTATGTGGCCCGTCGTCAAGGAGCTCAACGAGACTCATCGGCTGGGGATGAAGCTCAACGACCATGAGCTCACGGCCGAGGTGCCGGAGACTGGCAGTCAGCTATTCCTCGTTGGCGGAGACGACGCGCGCAAGGTAGAGGCACTACGTGGCGGCAAGTACGGAAGGGTGGTTATCGATGAGCCTGGAAGCTTTCCGAAGTCGCTGCTTCGCTACCTGTGTGAAGACGTACTCGACGCGGCCTTACTGGACCTTGACGGAGATATGTGGCTCGTTGGCAGCCCTAACGCGGCGTGCGTTGGGCACTTCTATGACCTTACGACTGGCAGAAACCCAGATATTGCTAGCGTCCCGACCCATCATTGGACAGTCCTCGATAATCCCCACATACCGCACGCCGCGTCCTGGCTGAAGAAGAAGCGCGAGGCGAAGAAGTGGGCGCCCGACAACGCGGTCTATCTCCGCGAGTACATGGGCCAGTGGATACGAGACCTCAACTCGCTGGTCTTCAGGTTCGACCGTGCTCGCCACATGGTCAACGAGCGGCCTGTGGGCCTCTCAGGCGTCGTTGGCGTCGACCTGGGCAGCTCGGCCAAGGTGGAGTCAATGGCCTTCTCCACGCTATTCTGGGAGAAGCACAGCAAGGTTGTCACTGTTGCACGTGCAACGAAGCACAAGGACATGCCGCCTGGCGACGGCGCTGACCATCTCAAGGCCCTGTTCGCTGAGTTTCCAGCGCTACGGTACGCAGTCGTCGACGAGGGCGGCCTAGGCAAGGGCTACACGTCCGAATGGCGCCGCCGGCACAACCTGGCCGTGGTAGCGGCGCAGAAGACGGAGAGAAACGCCTACATCGAGCATATGAACGGGGCTTTCGACGACGAACTAATCAAGCTGTACGAGCCGGAGACGAAGCCGCTCGTAGACGAGCTCGAGCTGGCCCAATGGGACGAAGACAGGAAGGACATCGACGACCGGTTCCTGTCCCACGCGATCGATTCGGCCCTGTACGGGTGGCGCGACTGCTACGCCTGGGGCGAGTCTGACGCAGTCGATAAAGGTCCACCGCTCGGCACGCCCGAATGGTATGCTGCCGAGCAGCAACGGGAGAAAGAGCGAGCGATTGCTGAGGCCCGCAAGCGGAGCGCGAAGGAATGGAAAGCAGGGATGCGATGAAGGACGTTGTCGTTACCTTCGAGGTTGGGCTTGGCGTACACTGGCATGGGCATGTCGACCCGGAAGGAGAGCCGATGTTCTTCGACGAAACCAGCCCTGGCAATTGCCCAGCGTGCACCGTCGTCGGCCGCTCGTCGGCGGTCGTCACGGCGGTCAACTGTGAAAAGGGCATTCTGACGGTAGACGTGGAGAAGCCGTGAGGCTCGCCGTCCTCTGCCTGCTCGTCGCTGGCTGCGCCCAGCACTCCGTCGTAATGGCGCCAGACGGCAAGAACGCCTACCTCGTCGAATGCGGCGGCTCGCGCAGCAACTGCCTAGCGCAAGCCGCGGAGCTATGCCCAGCCGGCTACCGCATACTCGACCAGGAGAGCCGCACCGGCGCTTTCATTACGCCAGGGCAGGCAGGCTACTCACCGCAAGTGTGGAACACTTACCACGGTGAGATCATGGTTCGCTGCCGGCGCATCGACATCGGAGCGGCCGACGAATGAGAGCCTTCTGGCGGCTCATCGGAGTCGATGTTATGCACCGGGCTCGACCCATAGGGGAGCCCCATCAGGACGCTGCTCTAGGTTTCAGCGAGTACACCCATCGGTGCTGCGGCGGCATCGCGCATCGATGCCAGCGGCGCTGGCACGAGCGGCTTCTAGGAGTAACGCGCGTCTATCACTGCCGGCTCTGCGGTAAGCGGGCGAAGGTCTACTGACGATGGACGCCCGCTACTGCCGGTGCGGGAAGCCAATGGCGCAGCGGCGAGTGGGGCTGGTCGACCTGATAGCTCGCCTGCGCTGGTACCGTTTCAAGGTCACGGAGGCGTGGACTTGCCGCTTCTGTGGGCGCGACATGAGGGTGCTCGTGCCGAGGTAGACTCGCTTAGACTGCCAGTCTACGAGCCTTGCTACGTATGGTAGTGCCATGTCAGTCACAGAGACGTGGCCACAAGCGACGACCGCCATTGGCACAACCTTCGTGGAGCCGAGTGCGCGTCTGCTGTCCGCGGCGTCTGCGATGACTGGGAGCGTAACCAGTCGCAGCGCCGTATCCGCATGCGGCGCAACATCGAGCTGTTCGAGGGCATGCGCCTCGCCGGCCTGTCGCCGTCGGCATGGTTCTCCAACGTAGAGCTCTCGAGCGACGATTGGGACGTCCTGCGCGTCAACATCGCGCGCGGCCTCGTGCACACGGCAGTCGCAAAGATTGCGGGCAAGCAGAAGCCGAAGACGCAATTCGTAGTCAACGACGGCGATTGGGCGGTCAAGCGTCGCGCGAAGAAAATGGAGCGCTTCGTAGAGGCGAACATGCTCTCGCGCCAGGGCTACGCCGCCGACGCGTACGAACTCGGCCTGGAATCGGAGCGCGACTGCTGCGTCGCCGACTTAGGCGTCATGAAGTACGAAGCCAATACGGAGCGCCGGTGCGTGGACATCTCGCGCCGGCTGCCGTGGGCAATCATGGCCGACCCGCTCGACGCGCAG